CCCGTAGCATCCTTGATACTGATGATAAAGTCTTTGCGGCCGAATGCCGATATATATGGTTGGTATGCAAGAACATATGGATCTACATTGTAACCTGAACCAGGATCGACACCAGAAAGTGATCCAATAGAACCGATAGTAAACTGATCAAACGTCAGACATGAGTAGATTGTATTCTTGACATCACCCTGTGGGTTTTTAGGGAAGCCGAATGCCGCTGCAGAAATAGCCAGAGGCATATATGCCTGGTTTGCTTGTGAAATTGTAGCATAAACAGTTGTTGCATTAATTGCAGTATTTGTAGATGTACCATACTTAAAGATATTGCTATTGGCATATACCGTAGTACTTACCGTGCCACCACTGATACTGAAGAGATTATGATTATCCTTAGTACTAATAACACCAGCCGTAACTTCGAATACAGTTCCATGTGCCAACTTATAGAAATAGTGTCCGGTTTCAGTTACCTTATTATTAGCAAATGCTGAATAGTTAAAAGTGTTGATCTGATCTTGTGTATTATATGGATATGATAGAATTAGACCAGAGGTGTTTGCAAACGAAACATAGTAGTATCCATCGGTGACTAGCCCATTTAATGCTGTATTCCCAGTATCAACTTCATATCTGATTATTTCGCCGGCTATGAATTTAGAGTTTGCAGTCGGGACTGTAAAGAATCCAGATATTGCATTTACTGAGGTGTTAGAGTTGAATGCAATTTTATTGACAGTCTGATATGCTCTATCGCCTGAAGCAAATCCAGTACTTGATGCAACCGTAAGAGTTACACGATCATAATCAGTTGTCTTAGATCCATTGGCAGCAAGAAGATCAGTACCAATGAATATGGTTTCAGTATCACCAAGTGTTCCTACATTAAACTGCGCACCTGAACCGAAACTAGTAGATACAAGAGTAGCAATTGAATTCGTTGTCTGTGTAAAAATTCTTGCATAAGGTGATGCAGTATAGTCGCCGCCAGTGACGTTAGATGAGTATGTTACAATAGTAGCAACCGATGTATTAGCATCGGTATATAGCTTTTCTGTCTCGGTAAAGTAACCACTAATAGGAGCAAATGTAAGATTGCCTGTTGCACTACCTGAATCATGTGATACGGTCAACAATAGACCTTCTGCAACCTTTTGACCAACAGAGTTGTATCTATAGATTCTTTTGCTGTCAGTTATCAGGTTATTGTTAGCAGCAGAGTATTTGATTGTATTAATATTCTTTTGAATATTATAAACACCGGCTGTTAGATTGACATTTGTAACATTCGCTGAGATACTAGAGTTACTAGATACTTCAAGACGCTGACCAACTACAAATGATCCATGTGCATCTTCAATAGTAATCGTGTTTCCACTATCGGCAAGTATTACATCTTGGATCTTTCCATAACCAACTACTGCTGAAGTGTTCTTATAAAATATGTCTTGCCCTACTTCAAGTGTACCAACTTGATCGGCAATTGAAACTGTATACATCTGCGGTATACCCATGATTGTACCATAGATCGCAGCATCTTGAACGGTATTAGCATAGAACGATACAGCATTTGATGTTGTATAGTATGTCGCAGTGTTGGTGAATACACCGTTGACATGTGAAATAACAATGGTGCCATTTGCACCGGTCTGTGTCAGGCTAATAACCTTGCCTGCGCTGGATACACTACCTGAACCTGAATATCTGAATAAAGTATCACCCACTGCAAGATTGGCTGATGCACTTGTAAATGTAGTACTGATAAGCGGTTCAATTGCTTTATCGAATAGTTTGAAATAATCACGGCCACCATTATTTACTGAGATGCTTTCGAGAGATAGAACCTTTTCAGATACAATCGATTGGGTACCGGTAGTATAACCATAACCGCCATCAATAAAGATAAAGTCAACAATACCAGATGCTTCACTGACAGACTCTACACGAGCAAGTCCGCCCGTACCATTTGTAGTTCCCTCGAATGTAACAATATCACCAACTTTAAAATTGCGGCTACGGTCTTGAATAATAACTCTGTTGACCGAGCCAATAAGCTGTGCTCTCTTTGCTCTATCAAAGGTTGGTGTATTATTGATATTTAGACCAATAACCTCACCGTTTCTGAATGCACCTTGAATCCCACTGATGTATAGTAGATCGATATAACCGGCAGAGGTACGACGACGAATAAATCTTTCGACAAATGCCTTTGCGCCTGATATGGCACCGATAACCTGCTTACCGACATAGTCTATATTATAGCGACTGTGTGTGACTTCTAAATATAAAGGCTTTTCCCAGATGCCATCAGATACGCGAAGAATATTCTCAGCTGGGTAACGAACCTCTGCAGATGTACCATACACCAATTTGAAGAATAGATCGATTGAACGCTCTGTTCCCTTTGAGCGATATAGATCCAACGAGTTCTTGACAAGTAATTTTTTATTCGTTGCAGTATCAAACTGGATATTCTTAAGATACTTTTCTTTGAATTGGACAATGAACTCATCCATTGTAGTATCGATATCTCTATAGTCTGGCAGTCTGCGAGCGTGGTAGATAACGTTATTTGCAGTTTCTAACCACTCGTAGTATGCCTTAGCAAAGGCAATAAACTGTGGTCCCTCTTCCTTATAGAAAGAAGGAAATTGATTCTCTATGAGAGGAGAAATGATCGATTCTATTTTCTTCATTATTCTCTGATCTGCTCAATTGTGATATTGACATCTGGCTCAATGATATTTAGTATAACATTCTGGATAGCTGTAATATCACGTGATCTTGGAACACCATAAACTTTTAACGACGTACCGGTATAATTTTGTACTATGAAGTTAGTCAGTCTAACTATACCTGTATCATAATCAACTGTTCCGATGTCGATAATCTTTTTGTGGTTGGCACCGACCGGTGTAACGATTCTTACTAGACCATCGCCGTTATCCTCGAGTACGCAGTTCTGAATTCCAGAGTACGTGAATGCTGATGATGCAATTCCATGGACGTCGATAATAGGATGTTCATCGCTAAGAAGTGGAATTTCTTGGGTCAACGCGTTCTTGAAATCAATCGTTAGGTTTAATGATGTGTTCAGTTCCGGAGTAAGATACTTTACAAGATTGATATCTGTTTCGTTACTGACAATACTAGAATCTGTACCATCGATCGCCTGCACAAGTTTAGAATATCTAAACGTTTTTGTGAAACTGTTGAGGTATGTTGAAGCGTAGTTCAGAATAGTGTCGATCACATACGTACGAATGTCTTCAGGATTTAATCCTGTTAGATTGATATTGTAACGTACAATGCTTTCAACATTTAGATATGTATAGTCAGGAGTGATAAAGATCGGTTCCATTGCAACAGATGAACGCGAACGCAGGAATCTTTTGTACTCATCTTCCTTGATCTTTGGAAGACCATCAACATCAGTAAGATCTATTGAAACAAAGATACGACCATACTGTGGAGGATTCGCATCCTCGCCGCCATAAGCTGTAACAGCATTAATCTCAGGATAGTTAGCTTTAAGTAGATTCTGATAATCTTCTGCAGTAATTGCACGTTCCTGAGTCGTAAATGCTCTAGGCGCATTGAACTTGATTGAGTTCAGATCCTCTGCAACGGCACCGTCTGCAGCTGCAGTAATAGTATTGATAACTACATTTGGTTCATTATCAATACGACCCGAGTTGATAAATCTGAACGCACCATTAGGAAGTTCACCATTTGATACACGGTACTCGATGATAACGATCGAGTTGTTCTTTGGTTTACGTCCTACTACACCGTCACCGAACACTACTTCATACGTGTCACCAACGCCTGGCTGGAGGAAGAATACCTTCGATGTCTCGTTAGACGAGAACAGAGATGTTGCACGTGAGTACTCTAGAGTAGTCGACCCGTTATCCTCGAGGATAGTAACAGCAACACTTGAGATATCGACGTTCTTATTGTTGATCTTAAAGATGAGTGGGTTATTATAGTTTACAGCATACGTATCACTTAGGTAGTTTCCTTCGTAGATGGTGATACTATCACTTACAAATGCGCCACTTACTTTATTAGTGATTACCATATTTTCGGTTGTGGTGAATGTATAGGTATAATCATCAACACGTGAGATGAATCCCGTACCCTTTGGAATAACGATTGAGTTCTTATTTGGATCTGTAGGAGTGATTGTTAGTTGAATAACAGCCTTAGCAGATGTGAATGATCTAGGAAGATAGTTCAACTCCTTGGCATGAGAGATTACGCTATCACGCAATCTTGCCGAGTCTAGGAACATTTCATTGCTGACCATATTCATATAGAAAGCATTTTGATATGTATTGTACGCAAGAACGTCTAACAATACAGACAGGTTACTGCCATTAAAGTCATAATCCTTAAACTCTTCCTGCTCAGTCAGGTAGGTCTTTAGAGAAGCTTTGTATTCATTGAAATCAAGACTAGTAAGTGATATACTTGAATTTGCCATTTATCTTGCTCTATAAAGTGTTAAATTGAGTAGTATAGGATTTACACTATTTATTACTTCAAAATAGATGTATATGTCATACGCGTGCCGTGATTCGTTTGCTTGAACTATGATATCAATGATTCTTGCCCTTGGTTCATACGTATCAACAGTTTCCTGAATAGACTTCTTAATCTCCATGGAGATTATATCTGACATGTTTTCAAATAGGAGACTTTTGATTCTGCAACCAATCTCCGGTTGGAACATCCTATCATACTTTTCAGTAAGTATTAGATTACGAATAGAACGTTTAACCGATTCTTCATTAGTATACTTAGCCAATCGCTTGTTCTGTGGATGCACGTTAAAGTTCGTATAGAAGTCACTATAAAATGGCTTCTTCTCAGAAGCTTTTTCTGTTCTAGTAATCTTATCGATTCTTGTGATATCTACCATCTAAGACTCTTTACTTTTATTTATTCGATGTATCTGACTTCGACACAGGAAGGCAGCGCTGCTTCTATTAAAAAACTCATGTTAAAGATTGGAGGCAAAATCACGTTTAGTACATCACATTCAGTCAATGGATTCTTGCCTGAAAGAAAGTCTGCTACCTGACTGATGATCTTTAGAATCTTGCCAACAATAGGAAACTGTTTTAAAATATATCCAGGTGCCTTGACTAAGATCTCATTAATTTTGATAATGATTCCACCCCTGAAGAATCTTCTTGCCTTCTGGATGAATTCTTTGAATGCATCTTCAATGTCATGGAATACCATGGCCTTCATACGAATATCAGTTGTATTAGGATCGATACCCAATAGATCGCCAACCGTGCCAAGCAATGGGATCTGAATGCCTAGAATCTTATCGATTGCCTCCTGCATTAATTCTTCGCCAAGATCCTCAAGTGCCTTACCAGACAATACGTCCTCCTTGGCCTGTTTGATCTTGGCTTTGTACTCGGCGACTAATATGTCAAATGCCTCTTCAACAGTAATAGTAGGATCGATCGATGCCATGACCAGTGTATAGATTGGCTTTCCGATAATAGGAATACTTTTTATTACATTTGCAATAGCTTCGGCAATACTTCCAATGAAGTCATTGATAAGTTGGCTGAACCAGTTCTTTACTTTGTGCCATGTTTCTTCAACTTCAAGATCTGGTGATTTAATTCCTAGACTTCCATCATACGTAGATTCAATACCGAGGAATTTCTTTACTTCTTCAATATCATTCTTAATCGCTAACTTTACTTTTCTTTGTCCACTCTTAGTGAATAGATCGGCGATCACAGGATCGTATTCATATGATGAACCATCTATATCAATAAGAATTGCAGTTCCAATGAATGGAATAGGAATCATGAATGGATTTGGTATGCCGAGAATGCCAATCAGTTCAAGTAGAATATCGACAATCTTCTTTTTAAAGAATTCTTCGATGTCTTTGCCGAGTTCACGAGCACGATACTTAAGTTCTAGTTCCTTTGATTTAATCTGACCTAATGGATCGGTTGTAATACCTTCAATTATTTTAACGATTTCATCAATAGCAACAATGGCTGCGGTTATAGCAATACCACACTTATCATCCAGACTCAGACCATTGGCCGATAGACTCAGACGACCCATCGTTCTGCCAATATTCTTAAAATATGCGTCTAAGTCTTTTTTGCTGATTTTTCCATCTGACCCACAATCTAACTTATGGATCTTAGGAATCTCTAACAGAATTGACATTAACCATTAAGTCCGATTACAACGCCGCGAATATTAATCACACCGGTTTTTGAAACTAGATTGAGATCGCCATTCGACTTGATCTCAATGTTCCCCTCATTAGCTACGATCTGTAGATCACCCTTAACGACACTAATAGCATGATCATTCATAGTAACACTTGTCGAGTCATTCATAGACTTGGTTATAATTGTACCATCTGGAAAGATCTCTACATATGATCCGGACTTATGATAAATGTGAATACGTTCGGCCTTTGGTGTATCATCTAGTTCTAGAACATGGCCGCCTTCTGTAGTGATTGTTTTATTATAAGGATACTTCGCAGCGTACTTAGTTTCCTTTTCACCAAGTTCAGTGAGGTAGTTCTTTTGTACAGGACTATTGCCACGAGCATAGCTAGAGACGGAGTGGTTGCTATCATCTACTGTATATGGAAAACTGCCAATAATATATGATAACTTAGAGTCTACTCTGAATCCAAGTACTTTAGAATCTACACTTAGACCAATTGCAGATGTACCAATGCCTTTAGCATTAGCACCTGACGGAGGCATAATTACATGACACCAAAGCAATCCACCTGGATCTTTATTGTATGCATCATGACCTATAAGTTCTTTTACTCTAACACGGCCCATCTTAAGAGGATCATTGATGTCTACAACTTCACCTTGGAACCAACGTTCAATGTCCATTCATAATTCCTTTATGCAACAAAACTAATAGTCTTTGGTGCATCACCACCATATCCATCTTTTATAATCTCAAGGCCCTGCATATACTCAGCACCTTCACCGAATGTTAGCACATGATGACACTTGGTAATTAGATAGTTACCTGCAACCATCACATTGGTATCAACAAACGGTTTCTCTTCACCTAAACTCAACGCATTGATCTCTGGGACCTTAACAGTAATTACATCACCGATAGTCACAGTAGTATCACCATAGACGGTAATGTTCGCAATAGTATTAAATAAGAATGAAAGATAATACGGTCTTACAGCTGCAGCATGTGCCGACTCAGAAGTTTCTATTGTTGGATCGTATTTGACAATCTGAATTCTGCCTTCGTTCTTTCCTAACTCGTTCTGTGATGTAGCACTAGATGATGTAGAGTTCTTATTCAGTTGAACGAAATTTAGTTTGGCTGGATCTGGATTGATGTCTTCAATCTCTTGTGTAATCTGATTTACTTTTCTTACGATAACTTTGCCGGCTCCTAGCGCACGTGTAACATTAGCGTTACCTGTCTGAATGGTGTTGAATATTAGAATGTTTCTCCATCGACTTCCAGCAACACTAATGTTTGCAGTTGCAGACTGTACATAGTACTTATCACCAATCTTGCTTAGTCCTTCTTTGATAAGACCTTCGAACGATTTAAAATGATAACCTTTACTATTCTCATAGAATAAGAAACAGTGCCCAGAAAATTCAGACGACATTGCCTTCAATCTTACTTCATCAATAGCAGTGAATGGATTGATTGTAGTAAAGTTGAATCCGTGAAGACCCTGTGTCTTCTCAGCAAAATATTGTTTATCACTTCCAATCAATTTTAACAGTGCACTGATCATGGTCTCGCAATCAATCTTCTCCTTCACAAGTGAAAGGTTCTTGATCTCTGTTGATTTCAATGCCTCCTTAGAAACACACGTAATCTTATAGACGATTCCTTTGTCATCAGGAGTCGTAACAGCCGGATCGACAATGATTGGATAGAATGTATATTTTACAGAGGCATCAGAGTTGTCCTCGTACGTATTAAACTCGATATCAATACTCTGTTCTAGAAAGTTGAAGTGGTCGAATATTCCGATCTTATCCGAGATAACAAACTCTGCAATTGTGGTCGGTTCTAGAACACTTTCATAGATATCAGCACGAGCACAGTACGGTGTTAACCCAAGTTTTCTGCCACCAGGAACGTTGAGTTGGAATGTTATAAGCTTAAATTTACCTTCAAGAAACTGTATCATTTTTTAAGTTGCTCGATGAATGATTTTTCTACATCTGGAACATAACTAGACTTGATCAGACTGATGTACTTCTTCAGTTCATTCTGTTCTTCTTCATACTCATATGCATAGACAGGTGCCCAGAAGCTTGCCTCAAGCGTACTGATATTTTCTTTGAGTATGATTACACTAGCAATTCCATCTACTGTAGACACTGCATAGGCACCATCTACATGTTGTACAATAAGAATTCCTTGGGCATCATCCTTAGATACTAAAATACCAGATGCATCGGTAGATGTCTGGTTTATAGTATCACCAATAATAAATCCAGAAATATCAGCAGTAACAGTCAATTGGACGATTCTATTTGTTGAAACGACCCAATCTTCCTTGATGCGTTCGTAGCCGTTGATCTGATTAGTAGTATTGATCTTCGGCTTCCAATATTTCTTAATAACCGTAGAAAGACTATCATACACCGTTTCCGTGATTAAACTCTCATCAGGTGCCCAGTCATTTCTATAGAATAGGATCTTGGATCTGGCAATTTCTGCAGTACCATACTTACCAACGATATAATTCTTAAAATCATCCTGTGATTTGTAGTAGTCATGGTATGGATCTATGATGTTATTTGTCATATAGATCAACCAGTCATACTGCGTCGAATTATAGTAGTTAAAGGAAAGGATGTCTGGTCGAGTACTTCCTTCCTGAAGTACATAATCAAAGTTGATGTAGATGTCCTTCTTGGTCTGATCGGTAAAGTCGACCCGGGCCAAGATGTTTTTGGCTGGAGTTCCATTGTAGTCTACAAGTGGAAATCTATTGAAATATCTAGTCATTATTGTTTTCTTACACCAGTTTCGCGATTTGCACTAGCAACAGATGCACCTGAACTTAGACTATTATAGAATGAATCTTTTGCTTGTGTGAATTCACTAATAGCACCACCAAGTCCCATGTTAGTTGCTCCAGTTGCAACAATATCCTTAAACTGTTCAAGACCATCTGGGCGATCACCTGGCTTGAGACCGTAATCCTTAGCCGTCTGAATCTCTGTTTCGAGCATCTGCAATTCGAGTTGAATCATAGTAGGATATCTCTTTCCGTCGGGTCCAGGTTTAAAGAATGATGGCAATCCTGATGGAGCATAATTGACCGACACTCCTTTGATCAGACATTTTTTAAACCTGATTAAATCGTTACCCCATGGCATCAGTCTAATATCTACTAATGGCGGATACATGAGTGCAGCTGTTCCAGTGGTACTATATGCTGGCATTGAGTTCTTTTTGATCTCGTCAATAATAGCCTTAAGATTTTTACTTTCATCTGGATTGCGTGGAGCAAATGTCCATTGGAAAGTATGATTTCTTAGTTGCACGCCTTGGAAGATTGCTTGTAGGTGAGGATTAGGAACCGCACCGAGTGCTTGCCCAAGTGCATCAGCACCGGTTCCTTCAAACTTTTGTGCAATAGTGCCGTAAAGGATAGCAAACTCCGTACCAGAAACCGCGCTACCTGCGCCCCTGAGAAGATCCACACCAAGGTCTGCAAGACCACCTTTCAACGCTCCTGGTGATGTTTGGCCGATATCAAGATCGAAGTTTTCTTTAAGATCTCTTGGGATAGGAAGTAGGATAGTTCTAAAACTCTTGAAGATAGCTTCCATCTGGGGACTTGGGCGCGAGTAACTTTGGAAATCAAGTGCCATATAATACTGACCCATTTGGTTAGGAAACTGCATCACGTGTGACGCTGTAATATTTGTAGTATTAATCTTTTGAATAGCATCCATCGATGTTTCAGCTGCACCTGCAAGCATTCGCTGTTCGATATCTCTTGGAGATACACGATTTTGCTCTGATGTAGATGTCCTAAAGAATGAATCTGACCTACCAACTGAGAAGGCATCGCCAAATCTTGCAGATAATACAGAAGTTACACTATCAGATAAACCGATCTTTTTTAACCCCTTAGCAAATGCATCCTCAACAGCGTTCTCAAACTTTTGCTCTACTTTATTAATAGCGTTATTTACCAAGCGGTTAGCGATACCACCCAGATCCTTTTTAAAATTTTTGATATTTAGATTGATAAGGGCCACTGGCTTCTCTTTTCTAGAAATTCTCTTCTGTTTATTTATAAATAGAAAATGGCATACAAAGGAAAGTTTCAGCCAAGGAACCCTCAAAAGTATCTTGGTGATCCATCGAATATCGTCTATAGAAGTCGATGGGAACTAAAATTTATGGG